ACAAGATAATATCTTCTTACATTACCTGAACCATCATCATCTAAGAAATAAACGTTACTATCATTTGGTACTTTGAAACCTGATGATTCTAAAACTCCACCTGACATAGATTTATGTCCTGTGTGTGGATTATAAACTGCGTTTCTAAAATAAACATCATATCGAGTAGAAGATGATATTGTAGGTGTAAATGTTTTTCTTATTCGTAAAGTTGTGATGTTTGATAAAATAGAAGTATCTGTGTTATCAATTAATTCAACAATCTTTGAATATCTAAACATACTATCAAATTTTTGAAGTGTGTTTGTATTGTAAGTGTTTAACGCAGATATAATTTCTGATCTTAATGTATCTCTTGTTTTTGTAGTTGCTCTTTCATCATATTTTACATTTGATGTAAGTAGAATTGTTGTCGTTTCAGGATCAACAATTTGTGGTCTTACAGAAGCAACATTGTATTTTTTTAATTGTGTTACAATAGATGTTTTTGTTGCGTCAGTAAGTGTAGAACCTGATGCTGCTTTAATCGCAATTTTAACTACACCATAAACAGGTGTTTCATCATCTTCGCCACCCCACGCAGAAACTGATTGTGCGTTTGGATAAATTTCTTGTACAAGTGTTTCATAGTCAGTTGTCGTTACTGCTCGATCTTGTGCGGCATATTGTAAAGGTGCGTTGTAACGTATTGATTCTTTTGATTGTGCTTCAGCGCCGCCTTGTGCATTTGAAACTGTAGTAACTGTTACATTAGTAAATCCATCAATATTACCTGAAAGAGTAAATGAAGAAGCACCATTTGCTTCTGTTTTATTTGTAACAATATATTCTAAAATAACAATATTACCGTCTGATAAAGATTGACCTATGATACCATCACCAAAATAAACTTCAAACTTTCCATTTTCATTTTCTTGTAAAAAATAAACTTTAGATGTAGAAGATAACTCAGTAATACCTGTTGCAATAGTATATGTTGTTAGAGTAGTATCAGAAGCTGAATTTTGAACTTGAACTCTTAATGTTGATGTATCAGCATTAACACTTGGAATAATAAATCTTTGATCTGGATCAGAAGTATCTACTGTATATTTAAAAGTAACTAAGGTTCCTTCGTAAATTGATACATTTGAAAAACGATAAACACCAGAACTAGGTGTAGTTGTATTTGCTGCATTAGTGACAAACTGATATGATGTTCCATCAACTGAAGTTGTAAACACAGTTCCTTTTGGCATAGTGATAGAAGTACCACTTGCGTTATTTACTAAAATGTTAATGACTGCTGTCGGTGCTTTTGGTGATGTTGGTGTATAACCTAACATCTTTGCTAATGATACAATATTTTTTCGAATGTCAGCACTATCTAAGTACATTTCATTCGCTAACATATTAGCATTGAAACCTAAGTAATGAGTATTGTATGCAAGTAAATCTATTAAAACAGCAAAACCAGAACCTTCAAAATCATAATCCTGAAATTCTGATTGATTTTGTAAAAAAGTTTTAAGATTAATTTTTATATCATCAAAATCTAATTCCGATACTTCTAATTTATTACTTGCCATTTTATCTTAGTCTTTCTAAAAATGTTTCCACTGTAACTGATTGTGGTATACCTATAACATAAAAGCTAATTGAAACTTGATATCTATTTCTATCAATATCAGGATTAGCTAAAATTTGAACTAACTTAATTCTTGGTTCAAAATTATTTAAAACTTCTTCAATCTTTCTTTGTAAGTTAAGAGCAGTTAATGGTGTAACAGGTTCAAATAAAAGTGCTCTAACGTTTCCACCAATTTCTGGATGGAACGGTCTTTCAAAGTGATTAGTTTGAATTAAATTCCTAACACTTCGTTTTACTGCCTCAATATCTGTTAATTTGTTAACATCATTGGTTACAACATTTCTTCCAAAGTCTAAATCTAAGTCTTTATAGAGTCTAGTTACTCTTTTACTTTTATTAGATGTAAACTCTGTACTGTAACTTGGCATAGTAACAATATTTATACACTATCCGACAAAGATATTTGAAGAACCACTTATCATTTCCCCACTATCGGTACTATCACCAATTCTTGCTACAAATGCGCCAGCAACACGAACAGTAGATGAACCCACGTTCACATATCTAACGTGAGGTGGACAAGGTGGGGTAGGAGGCGCAGGGTGAGATACCGTAGGATCGCCTACTCTTGCAATTAATATACCATTTGCTCTTACTGTTGATTGAGTGGGTGTATCTAACGTTGTAGTATCAACGCATGCGTGACCTGTAGTCAAAGTATCGCCTTCTCTACAGATTGCAGGCATTAAGCTCGTCCTTGTCCTCTATAAGGTTTATAACTTCTTTTAAAACTTTTGTTTGGACTCTTAGAATGACGTCCTTTTCTCTTTTTTCTTTTACTTCTTATGAAATTACTTACTCCAACTGCACTTTTTTTAGCCATTGTTAATCCTTTTTCTCATTTTCGTTATGTCTACAGTGTCCACAACACTCAATTTTATATTTTTCGCCAAATTCATCAACAATTTCCTGTTTACATTTACCACCACAATGGCAATTGTGTCCGCAATTTTCGCAAAATGTTTGTTTTTCTTCCATAGTAGTATTTATTATCAATATTTACAGTTGATTTGTGCCGTTCGTAACTCAATTTCGGTCAAATTATTGGTATTTTTTAACGCCGAATCGCCAATTTCTTTGTAATTTGGCGATATTTTACATTTTTTTACCGTACAAGAACAAAGGGTGAACAAAAAAAGTGAAAAAATCACTAAAATTAAGGGTTTTTTTGGCATATTTTTTGGTTTTGGCTATTGACAATTGTATTTATTCCGTGTATTATATACGTATATGAAAAACAAAGGAGAAAACACTATGAAAAACAATATCGGTGAAGAAATGAAAAGCTTTAATCAACAATTATTCAGTATGAGTATTGATGACTTAAACTTAACTAAAGATTTAATCAACGACTTAATTAAAAGTAAGGTTAAATCTACTTTAAAAGTTGGTATGAAAGTTAATGTAGTACAAAAAACTAAAAAAACACCAGGTGTAATTACTAAAATTATGCAATCAAAATGTTTAGTGGATTTATCTGGTAGAATTTATAGAGTACCAATGTCAATGTTGGAGGCGGCGTAATGTCAACTTTTTTAGCATGTATTTTTTTAATGTCAATGGTCTTTGCCACTGGCGCAGTTGAAGCTGACAGTTACCTTTTAGGATTTGGTTTTACAATTCTAGGAATAGTATCAGGTATTGGCGCTTTGTATTTTCAAAGTAAAAATGAAAAAAAAGAAAAACAACTTTATTATAAGGAGGACTAAACTATGATGACAGTAAACTTACCCGCAAAAACTTTAGATGAGGGTATTAAAAATATGATGAACACAGCAAAAATGGATTACGAAATGTGGTCTATACGTTCAGATAAAGGTATTTTATCAGACTATTCTAAAAGAGAAATAGAAGAATGGGATAGTAAAGTTAAAGTAATGCAAGGTAAAAAGTTTATCAAAGTTATAAAAGAAAATGGAGTATTTGCTTTTGTAATGAAAGAAGACTCTGGTCAATTTAAAAAAGGTGATGTCTTAAAACCTGCTTCTTGGAGAGCACCAGCTCTTAATCAAGCCAGAGGTAATGTGTTAACAGGTAACTATCCAATTGAATGGACAGGACCTTTATATTTAAAATAAGGAGGACTAATTATGAAAAATGATAAATGGAAAAAAGCAGTAGAGATATTTTGTGACGCAACTGGATTTATACACTATCCAGATTGTAAAACAGGTTCACTCTACTGTAAATTAAATGATATTAAAGATTTCTCTTATACAAAAAAAGCACTAAAAGGTTTCTTTAAATTCTATGACAACTCAAATGTAACTGTTAAAGGTTATAAACTTGATAAGGACAACTATGTTTTTGACTTCATCTAAACCTATTGACTATTATTTAAAGTGGATTGCAACAGGTATACTCATTATTGCGTCTGCGTTAAATTCTTTAGGATACTACCCAATTGGTCCAATCTTATATCTTGTAGGTGGACTTATTTGGTTAATTGTTTCTTATATGTGGAAAGAGTGGTCTTTAATCATTACAAATATAACTTTAGCATCTATTAATGCTGTCGGATTAACCTACGTTTTATTTCTTAAATAGGCAGAGGTAGCTCAGTTGGTTAGAGCGCTGGTTTGTGGAACCAGATGTCGGTTGTTCGAATCAACCCCTCTGTACCAAAAATATTTTTCTTTGTTTGATTAAGTGAGGAGTGAGTTATGTGTGGAGGAACTCACTCCTCTATCAGAGAGATAAACTCTCTTTGTGGTGTGGTAAAATTATTTATATAACTTTTACCAATTGTTTGTGGACTTATTGATTATGTGTCCTAACACTTTACCTTTATTGGTTCCGTGTTTTACTACATAACCAGATGTACCTTCTCCATTTATTGCAACTTCTTTTCTAGCACCAAATAACACTTTTGTTTTTTCTGACAAAGATTGTTCTTTGTTTCTAGTTTTGAATAAATGACTAAATCTATTCATACACCCTCCTTATAGTTAAGTTAGGTGCGTTCCTTCGGCATTCGCCTACTTCCGTCTTTTTTCAAAGATGAACGTATATTATTA